CGCCACCCCGGCAGGGGCACATCGCCCATGAGCAGGGTCTGCGGGGTGAGCGGTTCGCTGCCGCGGAGCGCGTCCAGCGCGCCGGGCAGCAGCGGGTAGAGGTCCTGCACACGCCCTGGCGGGGCGCACAGGTGGACGGGGACGGTGAGCAGGATCCGGCCCTTCAGGTGGGTCGCCTCCACGGTCGGCAGGTCGACCAGCGCACCGGCACCCGCCTTCGCGGTGAACTGGATGATCAGGTCCGGGTCGGTGGTCGCGTCCCAGCCCGCCGCCGACAACCTCTTGGCGACGTCGTGCAGGGCGGCGGCGATCCTCATGCGACCACCGGGTCCGCTCCGACGAGCTCCTTCGCCCGGTACAGCCCGTCGCCGGCGCCGCCGAGGAGGGACGCCTCGTCGTACCCGGCGATGCCGCTGGGGGTGGCGCGTGCCTGGTACAGCAGCGTGGCGTACAGGATGGCGCCGAGCCTGGTGTCGGCCTCCTGCCACAGGTCGCCGGGGTCGGTGTTGCAGCGGCGCCGCTGCGCCCATGCGACCGCGGCGTCCGTCGCCGACCGGACACGGTCGTCCACGGGCACGCCGAGGTGCGAGGCGACGTCGTCGGCGGTGATCATCGCGACTTCCTCCGGCTCTTGGGTGCTGGCGGGGCCGGGGGTGGGGCCGGTGAGGGGGTGTCACCGGCCCCGCCGCCCGTTAAGGGGCCGCCGCGAACGCGACGGGGGTGATGAACTTCGCGGAGGCGACGGACAGGCCCACGGACTTCCCCGCGCCGATCGCGTAGCCGAGGATCGTCGGCTCATCGACGCGCATCGACACGCTGGCGTTCGTCCACGTCTTCACGCCGTAGCTGGAGACCAGGTACGCCTTGCCCTCGGTGATCGCGGTCGACACGACGACGCGGAGCCCGAACACGGTCCCCCAGTCCCCGGTCAGGGTCTGGTTGATCCCGCCGATCAGGGGGGCGCCCAGGCTTGTCGTCAGGCCCGCGAGCTGCGCCCACACGTCGGGGGCCATGACGAACACGTCGGGGCGGCGCCCGGACGCGAGCTGCTGCACGGACACGCCGCCGGCGAGCCCCGCCCACGCGTCCTGCCCGTCGATGGCGAGCTCCACCGCCTCGTTGGTGCCGGTGACCGCTTCCAGCTTCGTCGCCACGTTCTTCTCGCAGCCGAGCGCGATCGCGTCGGCGAGCTCGGACACGGCGACGTCGATGACGGACGGCTGCGAGTAGGCGACGGCTTCCGCGGACAGGTTCACCGCCCGCTTCACGAAGTCGAGGCTGACCGTGACCTCCTTCACCCCCAGCTGCTTGGTGACGTCGGACTTCTCCGTCGCGACGGCGGCGGCCTCCAGGTTCGGGTCGATGTAGGGCAGGGTGAACGACTTCCCCGCCGGGGCGGTGTTCGGGCCGAGCGCGTTGAACAGGGGCGCGGACCCGTCGCGGAGGTTGACGACCGGGCCGACGACCGCTTCGGGGATGAGCCCGGGGATGTCGGCGACGAACGTGTGGGGGGCGGCGGCGCGGACGCGGCGGCCCATCTCCTGGATGCGGGCCGGGTCCTTCGACAGGGCGGCGAGGATCCATTCGCCCGGGGTCGGCGGGGCCTGCGACGTGTGGACGCGGGGCACGGGGGTCGGTGTGGACGCCTCCACGGTTTCCACGGTCTCGGCGACCGCGGTGACAGACTCGGGCACGGTGGTTCCTTCCTTCTCGGTCGTCGCCGCGGCCGCGGCTACGTCTGTGATCTGCGCCCCGGTGAACGCGGGCCGGCGCACGAGCCCCGCCTCGGTGATGCGTGCCGCGGTGATCCGGAACACGCCGTCCACCTCTTCCCCGACGACGTCGTCGGCTTCGATGGACAGCCCGGCGCGGAGCCCGTCCGCGGCCTCGGTGAGCGCGTCCGAACCGGCGGTGGTCGCGGAGATCTTGAACGTCGCGGTCACCGCGCCGCTCCCGACGTCGACGGACACGGCGCGCCCGAGGGGGCGCAGCTGGTCGTGCTCCAGGTTCAGGATCATCGGGTCCGCGAACTGCAGGGCGGCGCCGGCGTCGACCACGATCCGTTCCGGGCCGACGGACGGGCGGCCCTCCTCGCCGAGCGGCAGCAGCGTGCCGGTGATGGTGCGGCCGGCTGCGTCGGCGGTGATCCGCGCGCCGTCCGGGGCCGCGGTGAGCCTGATCCTCATAGGGGCACCTCTCCTCGCTGGATCATCGGTTCCATGTCGGCGGCCTGCTGCGGGGTGATGACCCCGGCGGCGACGTACGCGGTGAGCGCGTCGACACGGTCGCCCAGGTTCGCGCGGAGGAACCCTGTCGTGTCGAACCGGATCTGCCGGTTCCCCCCGGACACGTCGGGCAGGGACAGCCGCTGCTCCACGGCCCGCAGCAGCGGCATCACGGTGAAGTCGAGCAGCCCCGTGTACAGGTCCTGCCGGTTGGAGTAGGTGACGGAGGACCCGGCCTGCGTGGCGCCCACCCAGTACGGGTCGAGGTTCAGGGCGCGGGCCACCTCGATCGCGGCGTGCTGCCTGGCCTCGACCAGCTGCATCTCCGCGGCGTTCCACCCGAACGTCTGGATGTCGACCTGGCTGTTCAGGTAGGCGGTGGACCGGGTGCGGCGGGCCTGCTCCCAGGTGCGCAGCAGGTCCTTCGCCTCGTCCGGGTCGAGGTCCGCGCCGAGCACCGATTTCAGCGCCGACGACGGCAGCGGGCTGGTCGCGTAGTTGTGGGCGGCGGTCTCCAGGGACAGGGCGGTGCGCAGGGCGAGCCATCCGTGGTCGAGCGCCCCGGGGGCGCCGGTGCCGAACCGGATCACGTCGTTGTCGTGCAGCTGCCCGTCGGTGTCGACCCACACCCGGTCGCCGTCGATGAGGAACACGCCGATCTCGACGCTGGTGGTGACCCTGTCCCAGCCGACCGGTTCCACCGCCTCGGGGTGGCCGAGGCCGTTGCGGCGCAGCACCCGCCAGTACGCCTCCCCGTAGGCGACGAGGTCGGTGACGGTGACACGGACCAGTTCCGAGTTGACCCTGCCGGGCCACATGGCGTCCTGCGCGGTCAGGGCGTACGGCTGCATCCTGGTCCCGGTGCGCGGGTCCAGGTCGACCAGGGGCAGCGACGACGCGACCCCGCAGATGACGTTCAGGCCCCGCGCGAACGCGGGGACCATCAGCGCGGTGCCGAGCCCGTACGCGCCGTTGATCAGCCCGGGGATGTCGCCGGTGCCCACCGTGTAGGCGGGGGCGGGCGGCTGCCACATCGACTCGTACAGGTCGACGGCGTCGGACAGCCTGGACGCGTTGAGGATGTTCGCGGCGTCGACTGCCGCCCGTGTCCTCCCGAATAGCTGCACGGTGACACTCTGTCACGGCCGGTTACGCTGCGCCACCATCCAGGACTACAATCGTCGCCGGCCGCGCCGCCCTCGCAGCCGCCACAGCCCAGCACGCCGCCTTAACCGCGTCGACCCTGCCCTTCGCCACCAGCCTGGCCCCGCCGCCCGGCGAGGACCCGAGACGGACCCCCGCGACCTGCCCCGACAGCAGCTCCCCGCCGTCGTGGACGAGGCCCGCCTCGCTCACCTGGCGCAGGAACTCGGTCAACGTCCGCACGGTCTGCTCCGGGCCGGTCTCCAGCCTCCGGCCCCGCCACACGGGGTCGTCCTCCAGCGACTTCCCGACCACCAGCGACGGGACGCGTCGCACCAGGGCGGCGGCCTCCGCCATGTCCGCGCACTGCACGGCGCGCACCAGCCACCCCGACCCGCGGCGGCCGGCGAGCGCGACCACGGGCGCCACCTCGTCGCCGACGGGCGTGTTCACCCCCGCGGCGAGCCACCGCTGACCCGGCGGGACCTCCACGGCGCGGGCCTGCCACGCCGCGGTCCCGATCCATCCGGCGGCGGCGGCCGGCCACACGTTCAGCAGCTGCTCGGCGAACCCCTCCGACCGGTGCGCGAGCGCCATCTCCTCGGCCCGCTGCCCGTCCCACCACGGGGACGCAGCCCGCCACACGGCTGGATCCGCGTAGTCGGCGCCCTCCGGCGCCCCCCAGTCGGCGAGCATCGTCCGCCCGACACCCGCACGGCCGTCCTCCATGATCTGCACCATCAGCCCCGACGCCCTGCGGTGCGCCGTCGACAGCGCCCACAGCTGCGGTTCGCGGCGGGCCAGCTGCGTCGGCCTGATCCCCTCCCGGTACTCCTCCGGCGTCACGTCCCACACCTCGTCCAGCATCACCAGCGACGACGACGCCCCGTACACGCTGGACAGGGTCAGCGCGTCCCACGACGACCCGTCGGGCCAGATGATCCGCTCCATGCCCTGCGCGGTCCGCACCTCCAGCCCCGCCTTCCCCGCCCACCCCCACGCCAGGGAATGGATGCGGCGCGCCGCCAGGTGCTTGTTCGCGACGTGGACCACGGTCTGCGGCTCCCCCCCGAACAGGTCGGGGTTCGCGGCGCGCGCTATCGCCATCGCCTGGATCAGCCACGACTTGCCCGCCTGCCTCGGCGTGGACACCGCCACGGTGCGGAACGCCAGACGGCCGTCGACCGCGGCCAGGGCGCGCTCGGCGACCAGTTCCTGCCAGGGGCGCAGCCGGATCCCCGCCGCCTCCACACCCGCCCGGACCTGCGGCCATAAGGACACCGATCCCGGCGGCATGTCCGAGATGAACCGTGGTCCGTCACGGACAGTCACCTTCCGACTACTCTCCGTATACAAAACGGCGGGGAGGTGCGGGGCTGCCTGGCTGCCGCTGAAAAAAGGCGAAGTCCTCTTCCGACCCGGTTCGGCCGCTGATCCGCGCTGCTTCTCCCTCTTCCTGCGTTCGCCGCGCATCTTGTTGCCCTGCGTCGCGCCCGCGCTGGTGTTGCACCTGGCGTGCGCAGGATGCCAGTACTGCGGGTCGAACCAGGCCTCCTGCGGCAGCTGCTTCCGGCTCGGGATGTGGTCGATGTGCCAGGCCTGGTCGGGGGTGACCGGCCGGCCGCACCGGGGGCAGGGGGCGGGGAGCCATCCCTCGACCACCCCCCGGGCGTTCGTGACCGCCCGTCCCGCCCATGCCTTCACGCGTCCATGCTCACCCTGCGCGGCCGTCACTGCCAGCCCCCTGCATCTGGCAGCGGTGCCCGGCGTACACGAACACGGACCCGCACTGGTGGCAGCGGGACAGGCCGCGCTTCACCGCTGGTCCTGCTGGCAGTCGTAGCAGGGTTCGTCG